AAAGAAGAAAAGACAGGGGGGGTCGCCTGCTTGCTAAAAAAACGACCACCTTTGGCGCTATTACAGCTCTTACACATAGATTGCAAGTTATCAGGTGACCACATATCCCCACCCTTTATTCTAGGTATGATGTGATCTACTGTGTGTGCTGGTTTATTGCATAGGGCACACTGCCATCCATCACGATCTAATATGGTAATGCGCAGTTTCTTCCACTTGCCACTACCTATCGCACGTTCGCTCAATGCCATCCTTTAATCTTAAAATGATCTAATGCTTTACACATCGAACCATATCTATGATTGATGTACTTGATACCCCAGTCTATCTGCTTAATACCATTAACAGTAGCAAGATACTTAGACCTACCTTGTGGTATACCCACGTGCGAACCATTGCGGGCTTTAGGATCCCACTTACTATTTTCTTTTGTGTATAGCTCTATTAGGCAGTAAGCCTCAGTGAAATCATTCAACTGTATGAGTATGTACTGCTTATAATGAATAGGTTTGTAGTTATCAGCTGCAACGGAATAAGTCTTTACAAAGCAAAGATTAACTATGAATAGAGCGATCCCAACTAGCCAGCACCTTGCGAGCTTTCCCTGTCGGGCTCGCCTTGTGGCTTTGTGAGCCACTGCTACACTAGAGCCTACAGTATCCATGCAAATCTCCTTAAGCGTAATCGATTAAATCGTCTCACTATGTGGACAGTGATTTACCTCACATAGATTACTTAGATTTACCCCATCCACCACCTTTAAATATAAGCCCAGGTGCTGAGTAAATACGAGTCATTTGTAAATGACATCGTGGGCAACTCATGGCAACGCTATCATCATCATAAGATCTATGTACTGACCCATAGGTGCCACATTCATTACAGCTGTATTCATAAGTCGGCATTAATTCTCCTCTAAATACATCGCCCAAGCGTACTGTTGATTCCAGGGCCATCTGGCATCTTCGTTGGTTATTTTATCTTGATAAACCCTGCGCTCTTGATAACGATAACCTAATTTTTTAACTAATTTACCCCTCACAAAATAAGGCGGTCCTTGATGCAAATAACCTATGGCTTGGCGCAATAACGTTATATTATCTTGAAACAAACCTAGACCACGATTGCATTTGTCACATAACAAACCACGAACTTCACCAGTTGCGTGGTCATGATCTATACATAAGGATTTTTTATTATTTGTATTTTTGCAAATAGCACATAATCCTTGCTGTTGATCGTGTATACGATTGTATTCAGCAACAGTAATGCCATAAATCCTTATGTTTGCAGCTCTTTGTTGCTCTTTAGTTTTGCGACCACTTTTACCAGGCATTACTTAGCCCCAATCAGTTGGCAAGTGTGGCAGACCACGGCTTCAAACTTCCACCCACCACACTTATCACATCTGCATATATCAGAGTCTTCTATATGCAAAGCTTCTACTATATTTTTGACCCCTACGCAACCACAATCCATGCACTGATAAGCCTTAAATCCTTCGGGCGTATCAATCTCGTTTAACCATAGAAACTCGGTATCACGCTTGCAGCCATTACATTTGAAACGTGGGTGCATTATGGTAATATCCTTATTGCCTGCAATGGCACTGAGTACATACCAAATACTTACCATCATGTATAAGTCTGTCGTCATTACAGCTCATACATTTGTCGGTTGTTGGCTCTATGGTTATCTTGTCATTTTCGAAACGTGCTTGATAACCTGAGCCATCTACGATCTCTAAATACCCCATCATTCACCCCCATCCCAAAACCATGATCCAGCAGCTGTTAGTTTGTGCCATCTAGCCTCACACTGTTCGGGCTTTGCAGCACTGCAAACATAGCCATAATAAGATTTACCAGTCTTAGCGATACCCTCTTTAAGTATCATCATGCCATGCTTACATTCTTGCGCCTTAGGTGGCATAGGTATTGCTTCAACTACATCACCTACTGACCACACTGTCGGCTCTTTCTTGTCCTCTGCAAAAGACTCACGCAACACATTCTCTACAGCTCTTGCTCTAGATCCTGGTGGTGAATAGTTTGCAACTCTCTGCATTTCAACTCGGCTAGGTCTTGCACCTTTTTTTGAATAGATGTAATTAGCCAAAGCCCTACCGATTGCACTGCTCTCTGCAAGTTCACAAGCAAACTTATTAAAACTAGAACCAGTACGGATCTCCGATGCCCAACCAGTCGCAACTGGAACCGCATCAGCTGTAGTTCTGTATAAGCGAGCCACAAACACAAACTCATCTGGACTAGCATTTGGCCGATTAACAAGTTCTGTCTGAATAGACCCATCTTCATTTTCTTTCCACCACTTCTCTAATCTTTCTTCAACTGTTTCATATTGACTTAAATCAAATGCCATTAGTCTTGCCCCCATGTGTAGTTGATATCAGTCTCTGCTTCGAGGACTGTCTGGTATATCGAAAGGTAAGCAATAGAGTCGATGATTGAATCGCTGTGATTTGGTGACTCACTAAGCCTAGACACCTTAACGAGCGCCATACATAATGCGACTTGACTAGGTGTAATTGGATGGTCGAGATATGCCGACCAGAGCTCACTGATCCTTTTATGGTTTGTGTAAGGGTGACCATAGACCGATCCCCTTGTATGCACCAGATCGACAACATCTGCGAGCAGCTTCTCAGTTTTTGTCATAGTCAAATACCTCATCTGACTTTGCCTTGTTTTGAATCATCCTGCGGTGCATATCCCAGCCATCTTTGCGGCCTCGCCAGTAATGTGTTTGCTTCATATCATCAACACGCATTAGCACTAGCCAATACGCCAGACTTAGCCCTATAAATAAATACACAGCTAGTTCAAGTGTCATTTGTAGCCCCATCTATGCACACATACTTTGTGGCACAGGCATAGTGTTGCACCTGTGGGTGACCTTGTGGATTATTTAGGGCAGTTTTTTTATAACGATTAGATAACGTTAATATCGTCGAAGTCGTCGATGTGATCGTCGATGGTGCGCTCGACGTACTCTGTATTAAGCCCCATAATGTCTGCCTAATGCTGTAAATGAGCCATCCTTATTAACTGGCACCAGGGTCGGTGTCAGGGTCTTGCCCGTGGCTTCTAGTATAGCAAACCCACCCTGCCAATTTGCGCTTCCATAGCGTATATAAGAGGCTTTTCTACGATCCATAAGGTTTCCTACCTCAACCCCATATAAGGCCCTGTAATGGCCGTTTATGCCCTCTGAATAGGCACTCATGCCCAGCCTATGGCTATGGCCTGCAATAACTGATTTGCCAAACTTTTTAGCCAGGTTAAGAGCTGTGATCCCAGCGTGTTGGCTCATGTTGCCTTCGTCTCCATGGCACAAAACCCAGTCAGGGTGGAACTCATATGCTTTGCGGTGGTAGGTCATGCCCATCTCAGCAAATGACATAAAGGCTGGGTACTGCAACTCAGGCAGATTGATTAAGCCAGGTACTTTTAATAAAGTGTTGTATAAACGATCAGTATGGTTGCTGCGAATAATGTGCATCTCTGCACTGTACTCACCGATATCCCAAAGGATCTGCTTACACAGCTCACGATCTGCATGTAAGTCCTCTGAATAAGCCAAAGGTGTGCCTTCACTCCATTTGCTAATTGATTGAAAGTCAATCTCATCCCCGACCACCAGTACAGAATCAAATTTCTCACGCCTCGCTAACTTGATTACATTCTTTACAGCTACCTCATGATGATAAGGGACCTGTAGGTCGGATATTACTAGCCAACGCTTAATCGTCATCCTCATCAGGAGTAGGGATCATAGGGATTATGCCCCTATCGCCTACTACCCAATCGGGCATAGACTCTGGGCTATCCATTAAATACAACGCAACAGATTCACTAAAGCCTGCCTTGCGTGCAGCTTTATACATTTCGTGCTTGGCAATATAAAAGACCTCTAGCTTAGATAATGGGTCAGGTGACTTGCGGACCTTGCGCCTATTGATCTTTCTACGCTTGCGAGTAGTTGCCATAGTTTTAATTATCGCTTACTGATTAAAATAAAGAGATCATCAACACGCTTCTCTAAATTAAAACTTCTTTCATCAATTCTATCTATAGCGTCTTTAATGGAAGTTCCAGAATTAGGTCGCAACTCATTAAGCCAGCCTTTAACTAGAAAACGTAATCCTATTAGCACGGCTGATAGCACGCTTATAACGCCAGCGCCAAAGCCAGCCCACTCGCCAGGACTCACTTCTCACTAGTACCGATTACATCGGATTTATCTAAAGCCCTAGCTGCTGGCCCTGCGAGTGCTGCAATTACTACAGACAGCGCTGGGTCTAAACCTAATTCATTACTTGCCAAGAAACTTAATAATGACACCAATACGCCACGTGCGTATGACTTTAGTATCGCCTTTTGTTTTTTGCTTATCTTCATATCTTGCCCCCTATTAGTGGTATATCAAATGGGCTTCCATTTAGGTCGCCTAACTTTGTAAAGCTGATATGTATGTGACGTTTGTGCGGGTTGATACCTTTGTACTTACGCCATTTCCAATTCAATATCTTTGAGCAGATACGTCCATTGTAGATGACGTAAAGTAGACGTGGATCCGATTTGCCTGCGACTCTGATCTGGTCAGCCAGATAAGGTGCAAGGCTGTCGGTAGACTCAAGCAAAGCATTAAGATCAACTGCTCTGACCCACCCATCTTTGTCTGGATTATGATCCGATTTTCTGTTGGAATGGCGGCTATCACCCAACCATCCTTCTGGACTTTTACGGCTGCGATCTGGAAACCATGTATCAACTTGATCTCTTAACTGCACACCAGCTGCACATAGTTTCGGTTTCATTTGCCACACTTCCTAAAGATTGTGCCGTTAGCCTAGAAGTAGCCTTGCCTCATCCTCTGTAATACCTAGTCGATCAAGTAGGGCTGCTTTCTGAGCAGCCTTCGCTTCGGCTTCGGCTTTTGCTACTGCCTGTGCTGCTTGGTCTGCCTGATATTTATCAAATTCATCATCGTTCATTTCTCGGTCAATTACTAATTCGCCATCTATTATTCTGATCATTGGTCTAGTCATTATTTAACTCCATATACTTTAACTGAGCCTGCGCTGAAAGTACCAGTTGAAGTTGCAAATTCAACCGATGAAACTGCTCCAATTTGTGCTGCTCCGCCTTTAAGTACTGGAGTATCAACACTTGAACTATTTTGATAATACCCAGTTAATATAAATGGCTTATATTGGTCATTTGGGCTTTCGGTTTGAACATTAAATAATTGTATGGCAAAAACATTATTTAAAAATGCGTTATCTGTCATTGTAGTACCTGCGGTCAAAAATAAATCGCTGGTTGAAGTTGAAACCGAAGTTGTAGCATTAGTTCCAAAATTAGGGTGGCTACCTATAGCATTAAATCCAAATTTCACATTTGCTGCTGTTGATAAATCTATTCCTCTTACAATTACTAATAATGAATTATATGAACCTGTTCCTGTTACTGAAATGCTTGTAGTTGCTCCACTTAAAGTTCCAGATGCTAATAAAGTCATTCCACCAGGAGCAGCCCACTTCAATCCTGTGGCTTGCGAACTATCCGCTACGATTGTGGTGCCATTTGCGCCCACGCCGAGCCTAGCGTCGCTAGTGCTAAAGGTATAAAGATCGCCCTTAGTAGTTAATGGTGATACTGCTCCAGCTTGGATATAATCGTAAAATATCGCTGCGCTTGCGCTAGTAAAATATAAAATACCTGCATCGTTTTGAGGCAGAATTAAACTTCCCGCTGTAGCAACTGTGGCAGTGCCAGCAGTTACAGTACAGGCACCTGCTCCTAAGTTTTGAATAAATACAGTGTCACCTGCTGCAAACAAACCTGTGTTTACAGTTATCGTTGTTGCTCCTGCTGCGTTCATTGCAACAGTAGTACCTGCGTCTGCTGCAACTAAAACATAACTTGCAACTTTAGCAGTAGCAGGGCCACCGCCCATAGCTGTTTCTTGCAAGCTAGTCATTTGGGCTGCGGTAAGTACCTGACCCGTGGTAAAGGTTTGTTTTGCCATTTTTACTCCTTAGTAACTGAGGACATTATAGTCTAAAGTGCCGTATATATTGTTATCTAAAATTAGAGAGTCTAGGACTGGCTCCAATGTAATAAAGTTGGTTAGCCAACTGTTCGGGGTTATGCTCATGCTCACCCCAAATATCTGTAATGTTTTTTCCAGGGTACTGCCGCCTGGCTGAGTAGTTTTGACTGTGATGGGATCAAAAAAATCTAAGCCTAAAGCTGCAATTATGCCGCTATTGTAGTTATCGGTATGTAGGTCTAGGACTATAGAATCGACTCGTATGCTTGTTTCTTGGCGGCTTGCCACATAAGCCTGTGCATAATCTAGGGCTACCACATCTGTCTGCATGAGTAAATTATCTAAAAAGTAGCTGTGTAAAAAGTATTTGTCTATGCTAGGTTGATTTAGGGCGACCTGAGCAGTACCGCCCAATCTGTTGATTGTGGCTTTATTAAATATAAGGGTATCGTTTAAGATCCAAGCTACATCTCTATAATCTATGCCAGTGCCATCATCTGCAAATACTGTGGGTGTGCCACCTATTGAGCCAGCAGTGACACCTCTATCCTGAAAAACAAAGTTATTATTGGCATCTACATATATTGCGCCATATTCGCTTTCGGTAGCAGTAAACAAAGCCTGCAAGGCTGTGCGATTAGTGCCTGGGTCTGCCTGTAAAGTAGTTAAGCCTGGATCTACGTCACGTTGCGATACTGGCCAATCAATCTCATCTAGTATCTGATTTATGCGTGTGCCAGATAGATCGCCAGCAGTTGCCCCAGCCACTGTGCTTATCTGGGCATTTTGCGCCAACCTAAACGCATCTACAGCTTGAATAGTTGTATATGTAACATCCTCAGACTCTTTAGGATAAGTAGTTACGTAGCTCGTAATAAAGCCTGAAAATATAGGATATGTTACCGATGAGTAGGTAGCAGTGATCTGCACCTTTTTCATAGGTGTTAAAAGATTGTAATAAGGCCCAGTTACATTCTGAGGATTAAAGTCGCCATTTTGATCTATAATGCGTAAGGTTAGCGAGCCTGTTGCAAACTGATCGCTAAGGGCGGTCCGCCCACGCTTGGTATCTATGCGGTTAATTTGATTTGATACATCCACAATTACAGCTACAGAATCCGCTAATACGTTCGTATCTAATATGCCAGTATCTAAAATCATGGCCTGGGCAAAAGCAGGGCCAGTAGAAAAATTTATTATTGCATTTACTACAGGTAAGGTCATGGGTTTATAGATCCTGCTGGTGAGGTGCTATAACCTGTCTTTTGTGATAACTGTAGGCTTTCGGCAATTAACTGGGTGAACCTATCGCCTGTAAATGTTGTGTCAAAGGATAGGCTAAATTGATTGCCACCACCGCTAATAGCGCTAACTGCTTGGCGCTCTGAGGCCATGCTGGCTACAAATGCTGGGTTGCTTAGGTTGAGCGCCTTGTTAGCCTCGACAGCCTTTTCTACTCTTAATTGATCTACTAAAGGTAAGCTTCTAGTAAGTGACTCTGGTGGCTTAAACCCTGCCGTAGCGATCTTTGCTAAAATAGAATTAAGTGCGCTGTCCATAGCAGTTTGTAATTTCATTGTCTGTGCTAGCAACATCTGACTTGCACTTGCAAAAGCATTGGCTAACTCTGCCGCCTTCTTTGCAGCCTCTAACTCAGCAAGAATTTTTTTGGCTAAAGCCTCATTATTATCTAGGATTGCTAACTTAGCCTGGATACGTAATTTAGTCTCAGCATCGGTAGTCTCATTAAGCGCCTTTGTTAATCCTATGCGCTCTAGGTCAAACTTCTCGGCTAGCTTGTCTACCTCTGTTTTTTTCTTTAATTGGTCTGCCAATATCTTGTTATATTTTACGACCTCTTTATTAAATTTAAGGTTGAGGCGGTTTTCTCTCATGTTGGCTTTATTTAGGGCTGGATCGTCTTTTGCATTTTCTTTCTGATCTAATTCAAAGTATTTGCCTAACATTGAAAATATGTTTGTGCCAAATAAAACGTCAGTTACTTTTCTTGCTCCTGGCAATTTTTTTACATCTGCAATTAAAGTACCTAAACCCGCAATAGCATTACCAATGGCTACTCCGTAATTTTCCATATCGACTGCTGCATTTTCAATACTGTTATCTTGACTTAGTGCGGTTAAAGCACCCACTATGCCTTCACCAATAGCCTTAGTAGCTTCGTCTGCACCCTTTTTTAATACATCCATCTTGCCAGCATAGGTATCTAACCTGGCTGCTGCCTGACCACTAAAGCGTTTGTCTAGAGCTTCCATGATTTTATTCATATCGCCAGTAGCAATTATGTTGGCATCAATACCTGTGTTTAAGTTTTTAATAGCCTTGGTTTGACCTCTAATACCGCTAGAGATAGCCGATACAACTGTGCCTAAACTTTCACCAGTACCAGCACTAATGTTTAAGGCAGACTCTAATGAACGTTGGGCTAATTCTACAGATCCAGTTAAGTTGAGCAGTGTTTGAAATGGCGCTCTTAGGTCTGTAAGTATTGCGTTAGTTTTCTCTAGGCTCTTTATGTAGCCTTCGACTTCATTTACTCTAAATGCGTTGCCAGTATTTTCTAACTGTAGGGCAAGTCTTTTAGCGGCTGCCTCATCCTCAGTAAATGCTTTAACTGCCTTTTTGCTAAAACCTACTATGGCAGCAGCACTAAAGGCAACACCAAAGGTGCGTGCTAAGCCTTTAATTTGTTTGCTAAATACGTCTACCTCTTGCTTTGCTTTTTTAAGGGCTTTGCCATTCCAGGTGGCCGTAGCCGCTACAAATATATTGGCCATTACGCTGCCTTCTTAATCTCTGTGATGCGGTTAAATTCTGTAGCTGATTTATCAATAGCCTTTAAGATTGCTTCATAAACCTTAGTGCTATCTTGCGCCCATGCCTTATAGACTAAGCGGCCCTTTGTTTTGCGCCCACCACTTCTAACATCTTTAATTTTTGGTTGAGAAGTTACTGGCTCTAGTGCAGCTATAAATTGCTGGCTAGCAAATGGGTTATTAGATTTAAATTCTTCAAATGCTTTGCTCTTAGCAGATCGTTTAGTGTATGTGCCGCTAGCGCCTTGCGATGTTATCATTTCAAATGGTGCTCTACCTTGTGGGTTTAATCGGCCTGCTGTTTCATAGATTGATCCTGGTCGGCTTACATTGTAAACATATTGGCTAACCTTAAAACCATTTTGTAAAGTTTTGTTTTGACCTGGGTTATAACCAATACCAGCTCTGGCTACTCCTGCATCATACTTTGGGAATGGTCTGTATGAAACTTCTGAGGACAAAGGTTTCACCCAACCCGATAGCATTTGATCGTTATTTAATACAAAACTTTTAGCCTTTGTTGCTACGTTACGCATCAACGGATCAATAGCAGCCCTTATGCGCTCACGCATATCCTCATCAATAAAACTCAAGCCCTTTAGGACATCTTTAACGCCTACGACCTCTGCTGGCATTTCGGATCTCCTTAGCTCTGTCGGTTAGCACCTGTATCATTGCTGCATACATTTCGCTATCCATATCAATAAACTCTCTAGGCGGTATCCCAGTCTCTACGCTCAGTTGAGCAATACTGTAAAGGATTGAAGACCGCTCAGTTATTTTTTTTCTTCGTCTAACACCTCGACAGTATCTAAACTGTCTATAAACTCAACTCCAAATATAGGGATCTGAGCGCCAGCCCTGCGTAAACATTCATAGGCTAACCAAAAGATTTCGGTCTGCCTTTCGTGTTCACGCAAGACTTTGCTAATACCTGATCCGTACTTTAACTCGAAAGCGTACTCAACACCTGGCGTGATCTTATGCTCTGATACTTCGCCATTAGCCCTTGTTATCTTTAGCTTTGCCATTACTACTCCTTAGTTAGAACGCCACCGATGGTGACACTGTTATTGCGGAGTTTACTGTAAAGGACAGACTTGACGTGGCAATTTCTGAAACGCCGCCTTGGCCTATTGGGGTTAAGTTATTGACCAAGATTGAGAATTGGTAGGTTGGGTTTGTAGCTGATACGGCAGTGCCTTTAACAGTAATTACTGATACTGCTAGGGTCTTGCCAAAGGCTGCGCTTAGTGTCTCGTTTACCTGAGATGCTGCCCAGTCATTGATAAAGTCGATTGAGAAGGTTCCAGACTGTAGGCCTGCAACAAACTTGTGCGCAGTATCGCCCATAGCGGTTACTTCTAGTTCATCTACAATCTGATTGATAACAGCGTTGGTGACGTATGAGCTGATATCGATTGATGGTGTTGTAGGCGCAGCATTGGTAGCCAACTTAACACCTACGTTATTGTTTAAATAAATTGCCATACTTATTCCTCATCTTTCTTAGTTTGTGCAGTTGGTTTTGGTGCGCTTGCTATTTGGCCCGTCTTTTTTAAGAAGGCTAAGTCTTCTTCGTGTGTGCTCATTTTTAACTCCAGCTCGTTAGTATTGATACTGTTATTTCCGATGTTAATAAATCTCCACTAGCTGCGTTAGTTATAGCTGGAGCGGAGACACTTGATATGTTGTAAACCAGGGTAGATGCCGCTAGTTTGGTTGCTACTGCCACAATAAAATTCTCTATGCCTAACAGGTTGCCTTGATTGTCAAAGGCAGGGGTAGTTATTAAAATCTTAAAATTAGCCAGTGGTGCGATGCTTGTCTGGCTGTTATTGCTTGGCACGATATAAGGATCGCTAGGGGTAACAACTACGCTATTGGCTAACAAAGTTGCAGGTGGAAATGCAAAGGTAGACCATACGCCATTGTTTGTGAGGGCGGTTGCTAGTGTGCCACGTAGGGTGGAGATCGCTGCCATTAGCCGACCAGTGATGCTGGACTTGAATACGGCTGGATGAGACCACGCACTCGGTTAATCAGCTGATAACCCATCCGATAGGGGCTGGCACTGATCCCATCCATACCGACCCCGCCTGTCTGGCTAACTTGTCTTGCTTGCCAGATGTCCACTGCAATTATCATCGCAGCTTCTCGTATTGCAGGGGTGCTCGCATAAGATTGGGTCTTGTGTTCTGGGCCTCTTGCGTTGCCATAAGGTACTACTTTATGAAAATTCTGATTAGCTGCTGTTTTTGCATATTGCACAAATGAATATCCGTTAGGGTAATTGGCTTGGCCATATTGATACATAAATACTGGAATTAAATTAGTAGTGCCTGTGCTTGGCGGTATTGTGCCAGTAATTGTGTAAGTGCCATTAAATGTGGAACCACAGGCAGTAACAGTTATTGATTGTCCTGTTACAAATGCGTTGGGATTAGCGAGCATAAGTGTCGCCACGTTATCTTGTAATGCTGTGCCTACTACTGGCGCATCATTGTGCCATAAGTATTGGCCAAGAAGGTCTTCTGCCGATTGGCAGCATTCTTCCACTGTCGCATCAGAATAAAGAGAACCAATACCAAGATTTGCCCTTAACTCGGCTGTCGTAACAAACGTTGCTGGCATCTCTACTCCTTTGCTAATAGCTCTCTGGGGCTAGGGCTACTAAACCCCAGAGATTACTGATTTGTTGATGGGTCTTATCAGGTCTTCTTGTACTTGATAATTCCGTTAGGCATCTTGGCGATTGTTGCCATGTATCCGTAAATTGCCACCTGTACTTGTAGGTTTGATACTACGTTAACAGACATGTAAGCCTGTGGTGAGCGATATACAGTAAATGCTTCTGGTGCAAGGATTACAGCAGAATCATCATCAAATGTAGTTGCTGAAAAGTTCTTGTCTACGTATAGATCAAGACCTAGTACAGATCCACGAATTGATTGTGGGCCAACTTGTCCAGCTGCGTTCATTGGTTGCAAAGCATTAAATACGGGTCTCTTCGTAGTGTCCTGAGCACCGATCAACGCACCCCATTGTGCTGGGTTAGCGATGTAATTCTGTGCAAAGTAACCTGTATTTGAATAGATAGTACGTGCGCCTTCTGTTGTAAATGCGACAATACCATCTAGATCAGCAGTTGTGTTTGTTCCATTCATACCAGCTGCAAGTAACGCTGTTAATACAGTTGTGTCGATTGTCTTCAAATAAGCTAGAGATAACTGATTTGTTAACTCCTCATAGAATCCAGGATAACCTGATCTTTCTAAAAGCTCAACGGAGAGCGTGTTCATACCACTGTACTTGGATACAGTTCCGCTCAAATATTGGCTGACCATATCTGTATTTGACACTGCGCCGCCTTCGGCTTCTACAGTTACAGTTGGTGCTACACCAGTTCCACCGCCACTTGAAGTAACAAGTGAAGGGATATTGATCGTAAGGCCTGTTGGGGGCAAAGTTCCCTGGCTGCAAGCATCAATAGCAGGTGTACCAAAGCGTGTATTAGTTACAAACTCTGTTAGATATTGTGTTGGATTAAATCCTAATCCATTGTTAGCAAAATCATCGGCAGCTGCAATGAATAGCTTTGAGTCATCGTTGCCTAATGCTGCTTTAATTTTGTGCTCTGTGTATCCACCCATTGATTGAATAGGTGTGCGCACTTTTGTAGAAATATATGGTGCTGTAATAACTGGGCGTGCGGCTTCTACTGTAGGAGTAGCAGCCTCTGCCTTTGCTTCTTGTGGCGCTGTTGCTAATTCTTCCACAGGAGCCTCGCTTTCTTTAGTTTCGATTGGTGTCTCTGCTTCGCTTTCGCTAGCAGCAACTTTAGTTACTTGCGCAGCTGTAAAAGCTGGCGATTCGACTAGGCTAACCTCACGTAGAGTTGCGCTAGTTACGTATAAATAATCTTTTTTCTGAATTGACTTGTTTACATCTACGCCTACTGACAAGCCATCGATTAATTGCTCACTTGCAAGTATTAAAGCATCTTGCCCTTGCATAGAGTTACTAATTTTAAATGATGCGTAAATGCCATCTTCTGCTTCTTTGTAGCTTGACTGCATTCTTCCGATTGGTTTTTCTGGGCGGTGCTGCATAAGCATTTTTACCTTGCCTGGATCACCGATTTCGATTGAGCCTTTAGCAAAGACCACTTTACCGACTGAGGTATTACCGACTTCTTCAAATGGCACAATTTTGCCAGCGATTATTCTGCGCTCGGTATCGGCAGCTTCTATATGGCTACTGAATGTAAGTTTCATCTTCTGTTTCTCTCCCGTTAGGTGTCATTTGTTCCATTTCTTTGGCATCTTCAACATCGATTAAGCCAAGTGCTAACATTTTTTCTATTGCTTCTAAGCGCTTAATTGTGTCAGCCCTTAAAAACGATTCTTCGATAGCAAACTTAACTACGTGACCACGTGGGGTAATGTCATCCATAGATAGTCGGTCTTCTATTGCACAAATGTAAGGTTGCAAAGTGTAAGAGACATACTCTTTCCTAGAATCTAATATGTTTTGATAGGTCATACTATTGTTCATATCACTGCTCACCATAAATGGTGGTACATTCATCGCCCTGGCGACCTGTGTCGAACTGTATTGGATGCTTTCTACGTAAGCCATTTCCTTTGGTGAAAATCCTGTAGTTTCATAAGATAAAGTAGAAGTTAAATATGCTGTAGATCTGTTTTGTCGGCTTTGCTTCCATTGTGCTAATAATCCTGATACTTGTTGTTCTGGTAAATCTGCGCCAGTGTTTTTAATGTAACCACTTGGCATAGGAGTTTGTGCAGATATAGCTGCGGCTTTTTCTAAATCTAATGCGCTTTGTATTGTGCGTGCAGCGGTTTGCAAAACTCCGCCGCCAGTTAATCCCTGGAAAGTGATAAGACTTCCAATGCCAGACATAGGCGCTCTTATGCCATCGACAAAGTATTCTTCTATTTCTGTGCCAAATTTATTAGTGGTAAATGTAACTCGATTATTGGCGATCCATTCGAATCTTGATGGTCGCAAATCGTCTGCATACAATTCCGTAATACGCCAGTAAGCGCAATTATAGAAAATCAAACTATCGACAGTCCAACTTATCGTGACGGATCTTGGTTGCCGATAGTCTGGTTGATCTAGCCAAAGAGGGTTCCCCAACTCCTCACCATTAGACTTTTTGTAAAGTTTTAATGGCAGGTATGAAATTACACCAGCTATTAAGTTTCTGCAACGGCTTACTGTTGGTACTTGCATAGCAAAGTTGCGATCTAATCCACCAGGGAAATTACCGACACCAGTTGTAAATGAACCATAACCATAAGCTGTGTCCATAATGGCAGGGGCGTATTGCGCTTGGACAGTTTCAGTTTTTTTGTTTATACCCAAAGCAGACAATAGACCCATATGTATACTTTATACCATAAATCGGACTATTGGTGCAAGTTAGACAAAGATTTGCGCAGTTTGTTGAGGTTTAGTTAATTGACTTACAACCATGGCAAGTGATATGGCAGCTGTAACATCGCCAGCCGATTTTCTACGTATTATGCGCCAGCCTGCATCGTTAGTCTTAGCAGCACAATTATTTAAATGCTGTACTAGCTCTGCCTGACCTGAATGGACTACTCGATTATTGGCTAGGCCATCGGCAAGGTCTGAGCACGCCTGGTAAAACGCTTGCCCTGATACATCAACCATTCGCCATCCGCTTTGCTCTAATCTAGTAGCAATAGTTTGCGTGGCGTACTTGTCATAGCAGATGGTGTGTGGATGGTACTTACGTGCCCATTCGTTTATATCACTAGCCATTTTAATTTCATCTATTGCAATATCGCTATGCCACAGCTGCGCTAATCCAACTGCTATCTTGCCATCTTTAACCTGACCCATAACCAAAGCACCTGATCTTCTAGTAGGTGCAATATCAAATGCCATAATTGTCTGTGGCCCGACAGGTATCTCTAAGCTGCTATCGCTGCACGCCTCAATAGATCCATATACCCAGGGGCTGACAGTGCTATCTATCCATTGGCATAACATCTCAGTACGTGTTGCCTCTATGCTGTTTGTGTTTACAGCTTCTTCTAGGGTTTGCTCTGTCACTAAATATCCGAGGGCGGGGTTGGCCATAGCCCAGGCTTTGCGATCATGTATTTTACAATGCTGTGGCGCTGACCATTCGTAATAACCTAAAGTTATTGGCGGATAAGACAAAGATCGTTCACGCAAATCATTTAGCACTGTACTAAAACCATCACCAGCATTACTTGTCATTAAAGTCATTGAGTTAGGTCTTGCACGTGTTACTGGTAATGCAGCTGTAAACGCTTCCTCTGACCATTCACGTAATTCATCAAGATATAAGAAGTCCGCTGTTTTACCACGGGGTGCATCTCTAGTAGCTGCTGCAATTTCATACCTAGCGCCATTAAGTAAGGTTATAGATTCTTGACCATTAGCCAGGCGTATCTGCCTTACTTGATCTTTTAAAAATTGATTATCTTCTATAGTAAATGCAACGTTTCTAAATGTATCTAGTGCCATGTTGCGATTAGAGGACATGCCCAACACATTCTTACTACCCCATAAGAATAAATGTGACAGTATAAGCATCCTAGCTAGGTGAGTCTTTCCTGATTGTCGACTTACAAGAATAAGACCAGTCTTCTTCACCCACATATCTGCATCATCTACAGATAACAAATCTTCTAGCACCCAACGTTGCCAGGGAATTAACGGCATCCCAATTTTCTCAGCTAGATCTGCAACCTGTTGCGCTTTGCTATTACCTTTTAGTAAAGGCGTGTGGATTCTAGGCTCAGTGCTGCCAATTAACCCGACCCCTCGTTGGGTCTGTTTTATTTCCGTATCATTTTGCATCGAAATCAAGCGTATCAGGTTTATTAAATGGTGAGTCTGGCACTGTTCGAATTGTCTCAGGGAGAGAACGTTTCAGAAAGACAGGGGGGTTTCCTCCCTCC